TTACCCAGCTCCTTCCCTATGTAGTGATTATCTCATAACAATAGTCCAATAATCTGGACTGCTGCAAATAAAATTCTGCTTCTGTGGTACAACTATCTACAGATAATTGTACCACAGATTACTAATCTTTTCATCTACATTATGGACGTAAGGAGCAGATGAACAATTTTTCAGAAAAAAAAGAGTCAGTCGAAAAACTGACTCTTTTTACTTCATAGCATATTACAATATACTATCTTCTATCAATTTATTTCTTAGAACTTACCAGCCTTTGCTGCTTCTTCGATGGAAGCTGTCGCATGCTGTTTTTCCGGGTTTTTCGCGCCTTTTGTGTATTGCGCGTTGTTTATGTTCCGGTGTTACCCGGTTTTCAAAGGGCTTTCACAGCCGCGATCAGAGCCGCACGCGTCTTCTTTCCGCATTTCTTGTCCGGCTCCTTGGTGCTGTATGTTTCCTTGTGTGCTGTCTGGAATGCCACCAGTGCTGCTTCTGTTCTCTTACCGAAGGATCCGTCAAGATTGCTTTTTCCTTCTGCGGTGTGCGATTTCAGAACGCCCACTTTGATCAAGTGCCACTGTAACCATTTTACATATTCCACCTTCTGTGCCAGTCTTCCCCGGTACAGGGTGTATGTCGGCTCTGTATACGGCGTGCTGTAGTCCTTCGGGGCTTCGTTCTGCTCCAGATCTTCGTAGATCAGATCAAGGTCAACGCTTGTGCTGATTCCGTCCACGCGTCCCGTTGAAGAATACTGCCATCCGAAAAGTTCCTGTGTGATCTGTGGCTTGTATTTATCGTTCGGCGTGTCTTCCAGCTGCATTTCCTTTTTTGACGGATAGCGCGCCACCCAGAATCTACAGGAAAACGCTGTCGGATCCAGTACGTTTTTGTACCAGTCCACATTACAGTAAATACCGAATTCATACCCGGCGGCTTCTATGATCACTTTAGCAACTTTTATAAGTGCTGTCAACTTCTCTTTTCCCAGCGGGCGCAGCGTCTTGTCTTCCGTGTCCCACCAGACTGTACAGTCCTCGACGCCGCATGATTTCAGCAGATCGACGACCTGCTGTGCTTCCGTCTTCTGTTTTTCCGGCGTAGTTCCATAACTGTACTTGTAGACATCAAACGGGATCCCCTGCGCCCTAACTCCAGCCAGATTGTTGTGAAACTGATAGTCTGTTTTCCCGGATCCTCTGACTGAACGCAGTACAGCGAAGGCGACGCCCGCCGCCTTCACCTTCCCCCAGTCGATCACTTTCTGATTGTCTGAAACGTCAATCCCTCTTCTGGTTCTCTGTACTGTCATTTCCGAATTCTCCTTCCTGTTTTGCATTCATGATCTTTTCTGTCACTGCCAGTCCTTTTACAAGAACAGGCGGTACATTGTAACCGCATTCTACAAGGTTCTCCAGAATGCTTCGTGCTTCATTCACGATCAGCATTGCAACCACCCACCAGCCGATCATTGTCAAGAATGCCAGATTGATTCCCAGCACGTCGTTTCCTAAGTGTACGAACACGCCGGAAATAATGAAAGCCACAAGAATGATCGCCCAGTAGCCCAGCTTCTTTACAATGCCGATCAGTCCTGTTTTGCTGCTTTCTTCCTTCTTCTTGTACGATTTATACCAGCCAGTAAGCCAGTCAATCACATTCAGCAGCAAAAAGGCTGCGAATACATACCAGTAAATACCGAATACAGCTGTCAGAATCGCTACGGCTGCGCCTGCGATCGCGTTGTACTTGTCCATGAATCCCTGTGCATAATTAGTCATTTTTCTTGTCCCCCTCTACATGCTTTCGCCGTTTTCGTCGTAGCCGTCCGCTTTCAACGCTTCGATTACAGCTTCTTTGTATTTCTCCGGTACGTCGTCGATCGTGATATATGTTTCTCCGTCCTCTGCTCCCTTCTCAATCACACGCTTTGCAACTTCTACAATATGTTTTGCAGGAACGCTGCTGATCTCTCTGGATCCAACAATCACCAATTTTACATATACGCTTGTCATACTTTATTTTCCCCCTGTTCGTAAATTTCCGCGATCCCTTCCATGATCGCCCGCTGGTTGTCTGCTGTCTTCATTACCTCTTCGTACAGCGCCGCTACAGCTTCCAGCTGTGCTGTTGCGTTGTCCTGCATCTGTCGTGCCAGCGGCGTGTCAAGCTGTGCCACTTCCGCTGCGTATTCTTCGTACTGTGCCAGCGTCATGTCTGCATATTCATATACCCAGACTTTCTGCTTTCCTGTTTCGGTTGTGCGTGTTTCTCTTGTGATGTTCCGGCGTACTTTGATACGACCTGTTCCCATGATAATTTCTTCCGGGCGTGCCGTTTCGGTAGTTTCACCGGGTTTCCAGTTAGGCTGCTGCATAGTTCGCACTTCCTTTCTTTCCATGTTTGGAAACTTTCTTTTTCAGCTGCTTTATATTTATAAATGGACTGATCCAGCATGCAAAGACATTGTACGAATTTGTATGCTTAAAATAGCCCATGCGGCTGATCATGCTGCTGGCGTCCAGCCAGTTGATCTTCTGCTTTTTGCTTATTTTCCTTGCTTTTCGTGTGATCCTGTACAGAATCGCTTTTCTGATCGTCGTTCGTGTCCTTCTGAACAGAAAGCCCATGAAGTCCAGTGCGCGTCCGATCTCCCTTGTTACTATTTTCTTTTTCCCGTGTCTGTCGATTGTCTCCACTTCATATTCCTTCGATAATGGGAAGATCTGTTTTGTGTCTTTTATGATTAGACCCAGCTTTTCTTCGCAAAATGCTTCGATCCTCTCCAGCGCTACTTTCAGATCTCTTTTGTTTGCTCCGAAGCACACTATATCGTCAACATACCGGACGCCGTATTTTACGCCGCAAGCATATTTCGGCACTTTCCCGGCTGTTTTCCCTTTTCTCTTTGTTCTGGCGATATATTGCGCTGTCTTCTTTTCCTTTTCCGGTTTCCAGATCTCCTGTTTTATGTAATGATCTAAGTCTTGCAAATAAAAATTCGCTAGCCATTGACTTGTATAATAGCCCAGCGGCAAACCTTCTGGCACGGCGTCAATAATAATGTCCAGCAGGCGCAGTGTTTTTTCATCTGCAATCACTCTTCGCAGCTTTGCTTTTAATCTGTCGTGCGGTATGCTCTCGAAGAAATGGCGAACGTCAATTTTTAAAACATACTTCGTGTTTTTCCGGTCATTTCTGATCCAGCGTTCAATGTATTTCTTCCCATAATGCGCGCCGCGTCCTTTTATGGATCCGCAAGAAAATTCATACGCGCCACGGTTTAGAACCTTTTTCAAAGTCGGATCTTTTGCAAGGTCTTCCGGTTTTGGTGCTAAGATCTGTATAATTGCATGGTGTACCACCTGTTCATATTTGTAGTACGGCTTTATGATCCTGCGTTTTTTCTGCTTGAATCCGTCGTTGATCTCCTGTGGTATGTGGTGTGCTGGTCTGAATTCTTCTTTTTTCAGTATTTCATGCAATATGCAGACATGTTCGTCTATATTATTCAGAATCTGGCGCACGTCCCGTCTGTTTTTCTTTCCTTTTGCTGCTGCATAGAATGCCTTTTTCAGATTTTCTTCTGAAATAATCTTTTCGTATAGATTTTTGTAGGTTTTCATGGATCTTCCTTTCTATTCCCTCTAGGGCTTTCCACTCTGGTACTTGCCCCGCCTACTTCGGGGTATCATTTCAAGCCGTTGGCTTCCGAATAATGTGTGCATTATGTTATTGATCCATTTTTTACAGAAATGAGCGCGCGGAAATGTTCCAGTTCGTATTCGACACAAGATTGTTGACATTCACAGCGCCGCCGCAAAGCAAGGAATTGTTGCAGCTGCCGTCCACAATCGCGGCAGGCGACGGAAAACCGCACAGACGCACACATAACCCGTGTATCTTTCGTATAGTGTAGGGTACACGGGGGCTGACCGCCCCCGATCCCCCGTTTTTAACTGCTAGGCTTCTATATCAGAAGCCGTCGCAGTTGTAGGTGTTTTACAGTAAGGGCGCGCGGAAAAGTACCAGTGCGCAGCCGACACAAGATCGTTGACACCCACAGCGCCGCCGCAAAGCAAGGAATTGTAGCAGCAGCCGTCCACAACCGCGTGATCTACCTGTCCGGCGTTGTACCAGCCACCGCAGCAATAATATGTGTCACTGCTGCCCCCTAACTCCGTAGGAAAACAGCCTTGCTTCGTCATTACCTGTGTTTTGATGTAACCGCCGGACGTGCCGGACATTGAAAGCCCGGTGTTTATATATCCGTCTCCAGTCTCGTTGTACGGTTCCGATTCTTTCACGTAATACTTACCGCCCACATAAAGCAGCCCGTTTATTCTTTCCCATGCTCCCGCCTGCTGCTCGCAGTGCATAAACTTTCGCGGCTTGTTCACTTTTGATCCGTAACCGTAAAATCTGCCACCAGTCAGCAGTGTTCCTGTTCTTGACAGGCTGTTTGCCTGTGTGCCGCCCGTATAATTACCATATCCGCACGCATCCTGCTTGTTTGTGGATCTAGTGAACAATGTTTCAAGTTCCCAGCGCAGCTGCACGATCGAAAAATACCCGGTATTCCACAATGCGCCGTTGTTCTTTGCGTATGTGATTTCGTTTGTGCCCGTCTGACTGGTCATTTGACCTTGACCAGCGATCGACCGCAGCTTGTTTAAAATTAAGCTGCCCGTAAACATAGGGTAAAAGGTGTACGGCTCGATTGATCCGTCCGCGCGTGTGAACGCTCCAGCTGTGAAGTCGTCGTCCAGCTGTGTGTCGCAGAATAAATGGTACTGTTTGTTGTCTTCTGTGTATCTCTTCACCCAGATCAGCGGTATGGTAGCCATGGCATTTCCTGCATAAGCCGCATTTGATACGTCGGAAGCTGTCACGCCGTCTATTTTCTTTGAATAGTCCGTGTGACACAATTCATAGTCAATCGTGCCGTCATTTTTCACCATGTATGGGCGGTTCCCGCGCAGGATCCAGCAGTTTTCTTCGCTCCATGTTCCTTCTGTCCAGCCGCCCGTATTGTCAGCCACAACGCGCATGGGTTCAAAGCCTGCATTCATTTCAATGTAGTGGATCTTTGTTTCCGGGTTGCTGTCTGTCAGATCGTCATAATATCCAAAAAGCGTGTATGCCTGCGGCACAACCTTTGCTACGTTTGCGGCGTTCCGATTGAATAACCCGTAATCATTGAACGGAAATGCTGCCACATAGTAAGTCGTGCCATTAACAAGCCCAGAATGCAGCAGCGCGTTTGCTTTGTACTTGTCAAGCTGCGTCACTTCTTCGATCAGCGTTCCGTCGTCCTCTGTTTCCGGTGCTGCTCCCTCTTTGATCAAAAGTCTGTAGCCTTTTACGGTACAGATCAGCTGATTGTCAATCACTGTGTCTTTTGGTGGTCTTACTCTGATCTTTGCCCCGCCGTCCATTGCCATGACGTTGATCGCTTCTACATTGTCCGGCGCAATTCCATTTTTCATGTTATCCAGAATATACTTTGCTGCTACAAAATCACTCATTTTTCACAATCCTTTCTGTTATGCCGTTTGATCCGAATGTCGTTGTTTTTGTGTATCTGTCGCCGGACGCCAGCACATATTCTTCGTTTATCTTCTGTTTTGAAACAAAAGTAGTTGTCTTTACATTCCCGATCTTGTCTGTCTGTGTGATTGTTCCGTCTGTATTGAATGTCGTGTCGCATGCAGTGAACCCTGCAAGTGCTAAGTTCAAGCCGTCTTCGATCTCCAGATACGCGACGCCGCCTGCTGCCCCGACGGTCACTTTCTGCATTTTCTCGTTGATCAGCAAAAGCAGATTTCCGGCTGCGTTTCCGTCCAGAATATTTTTGATTGATTCCACCCACGCTTCAAACGCCGCCTTTTGCTGCTGTTCGTATGCCGTGAATTCTTCGTCCATGCTGTCATATCGCGTCTGCGCCTGTGTCTCCAGCGAAGCGATATTCTGCAAATATGCTGCGTATTCTGCCGTCACATCCGCTTTGTATGCTGCAAAAAACGCATCAAACTGTGCTGTGATCTGCGCGAAGCTGATCTGCTGCACTGCTCCACATACCCAGCCGCACAATTCATCATTCATTCTGGTGTCTTCGATCATGTCCTGTGTGATCGCTGTCGTTCCTGCTGCCACATTCACGCGGGCAATAATCAGATCGTGAATTGTCGCTGTGATCTCCGGTTCCTTCGCTGTGGCTGCTCCCGAATAATAGTTTCCAGTGACTGTCAGTGCTTTGATCCATCTGTTTGACAGATCCAGCTGTACGACGATATTGTCTATTCTGTTCATGTTTCCGCTTGCCGTCTCTAAATCCACTGTCAACGGCTCTGTCAAGTGGTATGCGTACCCGTCGATCCATGCGTAGCCCGGCGCGATTGTCGCTGTCATATTATCATTTGCGGTTACTGCAAGCCCGCCATTAAACACACCGCTTTTGAATAACGGGTAGAAATAATCAGCCCAGTGTCGCGCATTGTATACGCGGTCATGGTCTTTTGAATTAAAAAAACTATATTGTTCTGCCATGCTTGCCCCTTCCTTTTAGTTGTCCGATAGATCTACACTATCCGGCAGAGGATCCCCGAACGTCGGGACAATGGAAAAGCCGCCGTTTTCGTAGATCTCCTGTATTTCCGTGATCCTTTTGTCCATTTCGATTCCCCATGCTTTCTTTCTGACCGTGACTATATCGCCCAGATCATAGTCTTTCTTGTATGAGAAATTCACAAACGGCAGCGTGGCTGCTTCTAAGCATTCCACGATCCCGCATTCTGCCAGCTTTTCTGTTCCTCTCTGGATCAGTGCCGCTGTATATTGCTGTGTCGTCATGTCTGTTCTTGATATGTCGCGGGCGTCTACCATCAGTTCGCGCCTGTTCCATCCTGTCGCCTGTTCGTCGATTGTCGCTTCCGCAACCGTTCGCGCCGTTCCTTCGCCGTCCCCGCATACGATCGCATGTGTTTTGTATAGCTGATCGTTTGTGGTGAATGTGGCTTTGTTAATATTTTTGTACACTTCCGAAAAAGTCACGCGCTTGTTTCCTGTCTGGTTCTCCGTGTGGTCTTTCCCTTCGTAGACTTCAAAATAATAGACTTTGTTTTTAAAATCTGCCCGGACGCGAAAACCTAAGTTGCTACACGCTGAAAGTTTTGTCAGATATGTGTACAAGTCTTTGTATGACACTTGGAAGGTCACAGCTTCGCCGATCCCCTTCTTTTCTCCCAGCTGTAGCAGCGGAAGTGGTGACGTTACGCTGATCGCTGCCTTGTCCACCAGAAGCCGCATGGCGTCTTCGTATGTGCCAGACGTGAACGCGATCACTGTTTTTATACCTCGCCTTGATAACCCGGAAGAAAGCATGCGTCCCGTCGCCGTGATCTCGTTGCTGTAATCGTCCACCGCCATTCCTTCTACAAAAGCGCTTTCGACGGATCCTGTCATGGTTAGTATGTTTCCTTTTTGTAAAAGTTCCAGATTTTTTTCTGTCAGTGCTGCGTGCAGTTCTACCGTTCCGGCTTCTTTGTATTTCCGCGTCCAGATCAATGATCTGTATACGTCGATTACTCCCTTTCTTCGTAGGGCTTGATCGTATATTTTTACCTGTTTTTCCTGTCGCATCAATACTGCTGCGCTTGCCTGTGCTGTTGCCTTTGTCTGTTCCATAATCACACCCCCTACGGCATAACATAGCGATTTTCAAAGTCAAAATTGACGTTCATGTAATCGCCGCCGCTGTCTGCTGTATAGTTGATGTAGTTTCTTCCTGTCTCCAGCTGTACATATCCTTCGTTGTCTTCGTCCACTGTGTAGTTATAGTCGTATTCTTTGCCGTTCCTTCTCAATACCACGTCAATGTTTCCCTGTTCCGTCGTGATCACGATTTCATCATCTGGAAGCATTGTGCAAAGCAGTTTCAGTGTTTCGCCTGTCGTTACATTCATAATGGACGGATTGACCACTGTGTCTTCTGCTATGATTGTCATTTGAATACCGATTGACGTTGTGCTGTCGTTGTCCACGACCTTGATCGTCTCTTTTGATCTGCTACCGAATTCCATTCCTGCTTCCGGTATCTCTACCGCAAATTCAAAGCCACTTTCCCAGCTTGCCATTTCAATGTGTGTCGCTGTGTTGTCTTTGAAGTACGGATCTGGACAGATCAGCGATATTGTGGCGGCTCTTATGATCCCCGTTTCCTCAATTTCCAGCGATTCCACATAGTATTCTATTTTCCGTGTTTCTCCGTCCTCTGTGTGGTAGAAAACGCCTTGCGAATGTACCTTGAAAACCCGCGACAAAAAGTCGCGGTTTTCTCGGTAGTTTCTGCGAATATTTGCAGTAATCACAATGTTTCGCTGTTGCAAGGCTTCCCCAGAATAGCTTGATCCGTCTGTGGTGGCGTTCTGGCTTGTGTTTACCGTGTTTTTGATGCTGTATACGCCGTCAAGGCTGACCAGAAAATATTCTGTTGAATCGTGATCGTATGTGAATACGGCTGAAAGTCCGTTTTCATTTACGCATTTTACTGATTTCATGCCTTGCCCCCTTTTTATGTGGGTTTTAATTTCAATACCATTTGTCGTGTCGCGTTTCGCGTCTGTCTGGCTGTTTCTGACGGTGAAAGTTCGCGTGGGCTGTATATGTTTACATTCTGCGTGAAGCCGCCCTGCTGCCCCTGCTGTGCTGTCTGGCGGTTGCTTCCGCTGCCTGCGGCAATATATCCGTCAATCGTTGTCGGTACGCTCTTTCTGGAAGCCTTGGCGAACGCGTCCGCGTTGTCTTCCATACCTTCTTCATAACCGATCAGCTGACCAGCCGCCATCTGCTTTCCGACTTGATCCCGGAATACCCGTGACGGGCTGTGGATCCCCAGCGCTTCTTTTGCTGCATCCAACGCACTTTTTGCTGCATCTGCCACTGCACTTGCAAGGTTTTTCGCCGCATTCACTACACCGTCTTTGATGCCGGAAATGATATTTGATCCCAGTTCGCCCCAGTTTACATTCTTGAAGGTTGTAAATATTGCCGTCACAATCTGCGGTATTGCAGCGACAAGCACCGGGATTGCCTGTATCAGTCCGCTAATGAGCGCGCCGATCAGCTGTATTCCTGCTGATATAATCTGCGGCAGATTCTGGATCAGCACATTTATGATCGTTGTGATGATCGTCGGCAGCATTGCGATCAGCTGCGGGATTGCCTGTATCAGACCATTAACAAGCGCCGTCAGTATCTGGACGCCAGCATCTAAGATCTGCGGCAGTGACTGTATGATCACTGTAATAATTGTCGTGATGATCGTCGGTAGCATGTCCACCAGCTGCGGGATTGCCTGCACAATGCCTGTGATCAAAGAAACAAGCAGATTCAGTCCTGCTTCTACGATCTGCGGCAGATTTTCTGCAATCGCCTGTACAATTACAGGGATCAGATCGACTATGGATTGTATAAGTGTTGGGATTGCTTGCGTGATACCATTTATCAGATTTACAAGGATCATTGCACCTTCACTGATAATGGATGGTAGATTTTGTGTGATTGTTGATGTTATCGTCGTGATCAGCTGCGGAAGAATTGCCGCAAGCTGTGGTATTGTCTGGTTTAGTCCTTGCAGTATGCCTGTGAATAGCATTACTGCTGCGTTTAATACTTCCGGCAGTAGCTGTGGAAGCATTTCTATTGCCGTCTGGATCAATGTAAAAAAGCTGTTCGTCAACGGTTCGATCAGTGATTGTCCCAGCCCTTTTGCTTCGCCTGCAAGTTCCTTCGCTGCTCCAGATAACCCGGTGATCAGCTGTGGTACTGCTTGCAGGATCCGCGGTACTGCTGCCATGACGCGTGGCGCTATGTTGTCGATTACCGTTACCACGGAATCAACCAATTCCCCCACCAACGCGTCAAGATCTGCGTTTTCGTCCGCAAGTCCTGTCTGTAGGTTCGTCCACGCCGCTTTCGCAGAAGCGATTGACCCTTGAATGGTTGTGGCTGCTTCTTTTGCTGTCGTTCCGGTGATTCCCATTTCCGTCTGTACGACGTGGATTGCGTCTACTATGTCGCCATACTGCGATATATCGTATTTTACGCCGGAAATTTTCGTTGCATCATCCAGAAGACGCTGCATTTCTTCTTTTGTGCCGCCATACCCCAGCTTCAAATTGTCAAGCATTGTGTAATTTGCTTTCGCAAAGCCAGAATATGCGTTTTTGATGGATTCAATGTCTGAGCCCATCTTATTTGCGTTGTCTGACATGTCAGTGATTGCCATGTCTGCTTTTTCGGCGGCTGCTACGGTGTCGCCGTCAAGGCTCTGGATCAACGCTGCGGACATGCTCGTCACGGTTTCCATGTAGTCGTTCGCTGACATTCCCGCCGTCTTGTATGCCCCGTTTGCTTTTTCGATCACGGCTTCTTGTGCCTTGATCAAGTTGTTGTACTCGTCTTTTGCTTCTGTTGTTGTCTTTCCGACGCCCTTTGCGTATTCTGATAGGCTTTGCCCGCCTGCTCCGAATAGTGTTTCCACACCGCCTACCAGCTGTTCATAGTCGCCGTAGTTTTCCACGGCTCCTTTTGTAATTGCCACCATGGCGGTTGCCGCTGCTGCTGAAAATGTCGTAAAAGCCTTGATCGTGCCGCCGACTGTTGTTGTCAGCACTGACCAGCCGCCCTTCGCTGCGGTAGTAGCTGCGCTTCCTGCTGCCTGCACTACCTGTGTTACGCTTGGCATTTTCCCTGCCAGATCGCCTGCTGCCGCTTTTGCTTTCCCGAATGCGTCCGCAACTTTCTGCACTGCCGGGTGTGCGTTTTTGAAGGCTTCCACCTTCTGCCTTGCCCCGTCAACCGCAGTTCCGATTGTTTTTACAGTCTTGCTTTCCTTCACCGTCTCGGTGATCTTCTGCTTTGCATTTCCAAAAGCTGTCGTTAGCTTATTCACTCCGGGGATCTTCTGCGCTATGTTAGCAAGCGATTTCCCGAAGTTCTGCGCCCCGGTCTTCATTTTATCGAATGTACTGATCTGACTTTTTAGTGAATCCAGTTTCTGCGCTGTGGCTGCGATCTCTCGCTGCAAGTCTCTGTATGCGTCGTCGTTTACATCTTTTCCTGCTGCTGCCATCTGCTTTTCGGCTTCTGTCAACAGTTTCATTTTTTCTTCCGTTTGCTGTACTGCCTGTTTCAAAAGCACTTGTTTTTGTTCCAGCAGTTCCGTGTTTTTGGGATCCAGCTTCAAGAGCGAATTGACGCCTTTTAGTTCTTTTTGCAGGCTGGCTGCTTCGGCGTTCGGCTTTTCAAGCGCTTTCACAAGGTTTTCAGTGCTTCCGTTTATCTCGACTGTGATCCCTTTCAGTGCCTTTCCCATTTTACCTCGGCTTTCCGAAAAGATCACGCAGCCGCTTTCTGTCTGGCTCTGTCTGCATCAGTGTTCTTGCGTTCTCCAGATACTCGCGCCCCTCTTCCGAATGATTGCACGAATGTATAAAAGCGTCCCGCCTGTACTGCAAATAGTCGATATACTCCAGTTCTTCAATTTCATTCATATTCAGTCCTGTGTACTCATGTACTAAATGTTCCCAGTACGTCGGGATCTCGAAGAAATCTTCTTCGCTTGTCGGGTAGAAGGGCGGGTTTAGTTTGGGTCTGTGTCCGGGATCTTTACGAAACGCACATACTGTGCGAAGAATGCTTTCATGTCCTCAATGTCCATGTTTTCTTCTACCCAGTCTTTGCTGATCGCTTCACCATTCAGATTGTTGGAAAGAATCTTTGCAGTCAGTGTGTACAATTCTTCTATTGTACGCCTGTTTGCTCCGCTTCTTTCCTTTGCGTTCTGCGCTTCTTCTCTTTCTGTGATCGTGTCCTGCATGTCCATAAGTGCGTCAAAAACCTTCTTTTTCGGCATTCCGACGACAATTACCTTGACGCCCTTTTCGCTTTTGGGATCATCAAAGGTCAATGTCATGTAGTTACGCTTTACTTTTTGAAAATTTACTGATAAATCCATTCTGCTTTCCTTCCTTTCGATTCTGCGGGGCTATGTATCACATGCCCCGCATTTCCTTGATTGTTAGCCTTTTGCTGCTGTCTGTGCTGCCAGAAACTCTGTAATGATTTCAGCTTTTGTTGTCTTTGTGATCGTGTAACCTTTTGCTGCCGCAATGGTCTTGATCTGATCTACGGTCAGCGCGTTCAATTCCTCGCTTGTGTATTCGTTCTGGTACTCTTCTTCGTACTCTTCGACAAATTCAATCAGCGTTCCGCGGCTGTCGTGCGGCTTGCAGTTGAATTCTGCGTCAATTACTGTCGCTGAATCCGCAGCAAAAGTGATGGTGAATCCTGCTGTATTTCTTCCGACGATCAGCAAATAGCAGTTTCCTTCCACCGGATCTTCATGTACAAACAAGATCACATACTGCTTGCCGTCGTCGTTGGCTGTGCCGCCGACCTTCAAGCGTCTGTACTTCTTGCCGTTTTCTCCATCCTCTGTGGTTACGACTGCCGTTGCGGACAGCTTCGCCAGTGAATTTGCATTCCATGTGAAAAGACCTGTCTTGAAGGTTGCTTCTTCGTCCGTCAAGATCTCTTTTACGACCATCCCCAGATCGTCTTTTTCTGTCGTCATTGTGGGCTTATACTCCACGCTTGCGCCGTTCTTGATCCATCCGGTGTGGTTTTCTTCTGTCATTACTTTTTTCAGAATCTCTGTGAATGTCTCCGGCAATGTTCCTGTGTATAACATTGTGTACACTTTGCCGGATCCCAGCACAACTTTTTCCTTTGATCCTTTCATGCCTTTTACCTCTTTTCCATAAAATTCATAGTGAAAATTGTTTCAAACATTTTTTCATCTGGAAGCCACTGTCTTTCCTTCTCAAATTTCCAGTTCATCTTTTCAAAGGCTTTTTCCAGCTTCCCTTCGTTTTCGTTGTCCAGTCTTTCTGCGTAAAATTCTACTGTCAGATTGTGTTCGACGATCCGGGCGTGGAAGTCGTCGCCGTCCTGTGCCGTCTTGTCTATGAACGCCACAAAAGGCAGCTTCTGTGGTCTATCAAACGCCGTGTCTGCTACTGGCAGTTCTGTTTCTGTCTCCAGATATGTTTTGATGTCTGTCATTCCCACAGTCCTTTCATTTTTTCGTCAAGCACCTGTTCTGCGATCTGTCGCCCGTATTTGATATGCTTTACGGCTTTTGTTCGCTTTGTTCCGTCGCGTGTCAAGTGTCCATTTTCCAGTAAATGTGTCAGCCTGTAGTGTGGCGCTTCCACATGCCATGTGGCACTGTAGCTGTGTCGCCCTGTCAGCTGCCGTTCTATTGCAAAATGTCGCTTGTACTCGCCTGTTTTGTAACCGTGCCCCGGTGTCAGATATTGTCCCGCCGTTTCGTTGCATGCGTCGGCTGCGTCGTCAATCGCCCGGAAGAACCTTTTTTCGTTCTCCCGCTCCCATTCCAGCAGACTTTCTGCAAGCGTTCCGGTCAGCTGATCTGGTCTGATTTTCTTTGTCGCGCCTACGTTCATGCAAAATCCTTTCGTCTGTGTTTTTCATACTCTATCAAGGACAATTTTGTGATCGGCGGCATGGTATCGTTGATCTGATCGACTTTTTCTATGTCGAATTGATCTTCACCGATCACAGCGACTTCATGCGCTTTCAGATCCTTTCGCTGCTGAACATGGATCACTTTGTCAACCCGTGTGTCTGCTGCCTGTGCTGCATAATGACGTTTCATACTGACGTTTTCTTCTCCGAATCGCAGTGGCTTTTCGTATTTATCCACCAGAAGTCCGTCATTGTTCACAGTGCATATTCTGGCGGTTCCGTCGTTGAATTCCTCAAACTTTGCTTTCATTTTCTGCCCCGCTTTCCAGCGTTGCCAGCGCTTCGTCAAGTGCAAAGCCTGTCAGCTGTGACGAAAAATCATGTTCAAACTGTTCTATGGCGTTGCTGCGTCCATATCTGCAATACGAAAAAAGCAATTCGCGCGCCTGCTGATTCTCTGCAAAATCAAGCTGTTTGCCACCGATCTTCTCGATCCTGGCTTTTCCACGCTGCATGATGTCTTTTATCTTTTTCTGCATGCTTTCGTCAGCCAGTGTCATGTCCAGTTCATTCAGAATGTCTTCAAGCAGCTGTTCGTCTGGCGTTTTTGTTGTTTCATCTGCCATACTGCACCGCCTTTCAATTACAGGCAGCAAGGTTTTTTGCCCTGCTGCCTTTGCTTATTCCTTACGCCGTAGCTGCGGTCTGTGCTGCTAAGAATTCCGCGATCACTTCTGCTTTCGCAGTCTTTGTGATTGCATAGCCCTTGTATGCTGCCAGTCCCTTGATCTTCTCCACGGTCATTGCTTTCAGTTCTTCTTCCGTCCATGTGGTCTTTTCTACTTCCACGGTGTCGGTTCCCGTCACCACGGTGTATGCCGCAGGCTGTAACTCGTTAATGTCAAGCAGTAAGAATGCGTTATTGTCCTTCGGACGACCATTGCCGTACAGGAACGCTGCGTACACTCTTTCACGCTTCAAAAACCGCACGCTGTCGTCGTATTCGATAGTACCTTCTTTTCCGGTTCCGATTCCTGCAAAATACTGTTCTGCAATTCCCAGAATTGCTTCACCCTTTGTCAGTGCTTCTGTCTGAATGATTTCTGTCGGGTACGGAAGGACATTATTTGCGAATGTTCCGTCCGGGCGCTGCACCGTAGTTGCGGGCATTACTTTTTTCCAGTAATCTTCCGGGCTTACCAGCATGATCAGTGATGCAACCGTTCTGGGGCGACCGTTTCTTGTCACTGCTAATTTACCGACCAGACCGCCGTATGTTTCCGGCGTAAACTTTGTGACTTTGATCGCAGTCTTTTTCACATAACTTTCACCGTCTCCGTGTGCTGCTTCAATGTCTCTGTTCATTCCGATAGGCATTTTCACGCCTGTTCCGCAGACGATACCTTCTTCCAGACCGACGTAGATCGCATCTTTCAGCACTTCGCGCACGTAGCTGTCTAACCATGTTGCGCCCAGATCCAGCATGGACTTTGCAACCGGAAGAAATGCGGTCAAGCTGTACATTAACATGTCCAGCTTCTCGAAGGATCCTTCCAGTTCCTTTGTGATCTCCGCTGTAATGTCGCCCCAGATCGCTTTCTGCTTTCCATTTTTATTCATGATCCATTCTGTGATGTAGGATGTGTTCTTGAAGTCAATCTTTGCAAGCAGCGGGTGTTCCAGCTTCAAGCTGTCGTATACATCTTCAATGATCGTCTTCGGCATTGTCACGTCGATAGATGCAAGCGCCTGTTTCGGGTTCTCGGACTTCATAGCGCCGATCACTGCTTCATAATACTTCTTTTCCTCACTGGTCAGCTGGCGAAGTCCGCGTGCTGCCATTGCCTGTGCGTCCAGCTGCTCAACTGCTGCCACGTCTTTTGCACGCTGCAAGATCTCTTCTTCGATCCCTGCTGCCATTTCTGCCATTGCCTGTGCCACCTGTTCTGTGTCTTCGGTTTTCAATGCTTCATTGAATTTCTGTGCCAGCTGCTCGCGTGACAGCTGTTCAATGTCTTTGTTTTTCATGCCTTTTACCTCTTTTCCAGATTTTTTGCGGCTGCTTTTGCTAATAAAGCCGCCATTTTATTTGTAGACTGTTTCGGATCAGAATTGTTTTTCTGATTCTTTTTATCGTCGTTGTTGTCTTCGTCGTCGTTGTCCTCGCTGTTATCCTCGTCGGATCCGTCGCTTGCTTCGTCGTCTTCGTTTTCGTCCTCTGCGCTGTCCTCGTTTTTCTTGCTTGCCTGCTTGCAAAATTCAAGCATCTGTGTTTTGATTGCTTTCTGGTTCAGCATTTCAGTTCGCAGCTGTAAAAGTTGTGTCTGTAGCTGCTGCATGACCGTTCCGGCTTCTTCTCCGGCTTTGCTTGATACTTCGTCTGCGAAGCCCTGTTCTACCGCCTGTTCTGCTGTCAGATACGTTTCAGCATCCATCATGCTTTCCAGTTCTTCTTCTGTGATGTTCACGCGCTCCATGTAAATTTTTCTGTTTCCTTCCATGAGCGTGTCCAGATCGTCTGCTGCTTTCCGCAGCTGATCTGCATTCCCGGAAACCGTCGTCCACATGTTGTGAATCAAAAGGCTGGTTCCCAGCCCCATGACGCGTCGATCTGCTGCCTGCAAAATCACAGAAGCGACCGACCATGCGAACCCGTCAACGTATGCTACAAGTTCTTTGCATTTCTTCTGTTTCAGAAGGTTGTAAATTGCCACTCCTTCGCCTACGTCGCCGCCATTTGAATTGATGTGTACTTCTATGACGTCCGTTTCCGGTATCTCTTCCAGAACCTTTCTGAAATGTTGTGCGCTTGTTTCGCTTTCGCTGTAGTTCCACGTCCACCAGTCAAATTCGCCGTACTTTGTCACATCATCATAAATGTACAGCTTATGTACATTGCTTCCTGCTTCCTGTCGCAAGCTATAATGTGCTTTCTGATTCTTCAAACCTTATTCACCCCCTTTCACGTCTCCTAAGTGTTCCATTTTTTCTGCTTCTGCATAGTTCTTGGTTATGTAATGCTTTTGTGACCAGTCAGTCTTCAAAGCTGTGTCACCCAGTTTCACGCGCAATTCGTCGATACAGTACAGCCCGGACGATAGCAGCTTGTCTGAATTCGTCGCCTGCTCGAAAATATCAATGTGCTGTATGCAGTTCGTGTTTACGTCCATGTAGTTTCCTTTTGCGAACTGCTTTTCCCCATATTTTTTGCGCGTCACTTCGCTTCCGATCCGCTGGCATATCGGATCAATAGCGAACGTCAAAAAGTTTTTCGTGATCTTCTCGACGTCTGATACATCCCCCAGCATAAGTGCTTTCGGGATCTTGTATGCCCTGCCCGCCATTTCAAATTCATAGTTTATACGCTCGTTCAGATCCGCTGGTGTCGGTGCTGTTGTCTGCTTCGTTACGTCCGTGTATGTGTACCCCGTCTGTAATGGCAGCACCGCTGAATCCGTATCATAAAAAGGCTTGAATCTGTCTGTGATCAGCGTTTGCAGCTTTGTCGTGAAGTCCGGCTGTGCCGCTGTCTGTGCATCAATATTCAGTATTCCTTTTTGCGCTCCAGCACGCAGAACGCTTCTGATCGCCTTTGCCACCGTCTGCCCGTATGCTGTGTACGATCCTTCCAGCCGCCGTCTGGCGTTTATGTTGTCCAGTTCCAGATATATGACCTCATGTGACAACATGGATCTTTGCATGGTCAGATCTCCTATCGTGATGTTGTTGAAAACGTCTTCGCGGAAGCTGTAATGTGTCCGTGTGAAACTGTCAGCAACGTACAATTTCCCGCCGACTTCTACGATCAGCGCTGCGTTATCATATAACAGATTTGTGACAAACTGCTGCCAGAAGTCCCCGGCGTTCTGGTTCTGGTTCGGTTCGTAGTTCCACAGGTAATATTCGCCCTTTTTCTCCGGGATCCCTTTTATAAATGTTCTGAACTCGCATTTGCTGATCAGACTTGCGATCATATTGATGGCGCATGCTGTCGCAAGTTCCTTGAAAAACACTTCTGTCAGTTCTTCTTCGATCTGTGTTGTAACGTTGATCGTTGATTCTCTCCCGAATGCTCGCAGAAAATAATCATTCATGTTCATTCTTCCTTGCACCCCCTTTCTACATTGTGAAGAGTGGCAGCACGTCCGCTGATCCCTGCTGTTCCGGGATCAATTCATGCTGCGTCATAGCTGCTACGAATGCGAAAAAGCCGTCTGTTTTTCTGCTTTTCGCTTCTATCTTCTGGTATTCGTAATTCCCGTATTTTTTTGACTTCACTTTCTTTGTGTTGTTCGTATACCACCGCATGATCGACGAATCGCCGTATACTATGTTGTGATTTCTGAATCCGCTGTCTATGATCGGCTCTACTTTTATTTTGTCCGAAGGTCTGACCAGCTTTATATTTTTGTTTTCATAGGTGAAGCCGCAACGCGCAAGCGCCTGTTTCATCAAAGCGAATCTGTAGTCGTCCAGTGCAAGCATAGGGATTGAATAAAAGCCCATCTGCTCGCCTATCCACTCCGCGATCAGTTCCGGCGCAATCTCCGGGGCGTCTACGAATTCCAGTTCCCCGGCTTCTTCTGCTTCATGCAGCGGGTATTTTATCCGCGGCAGATCTGCGCTTTTTAGGCACACCCACGTTTTTTGCTTCCAGACTACCTTTTCACCGCGCTTTGTAAGCACTCCAGCTGACGCAAAGTCATTGATCTTTGTGTAGTCAATGCCAGCCACAGCAATTTCACGCGCTTTCGGCGGTTCTACTTCCTGCTTTGTTGCCAGAATATTGTCCCAGCTTGTCAGTTCCACTTCTCCGTTTCCCTGTCTCCAGTTCATACGCTTTGTCATAAAGTCGCTGGAAGACGATCTGTTTTCCAGCCATTCTTTATATTCTTTTCGCGTCTCTTCAAGTAGGTTCGGTAGATACTGCAAGGACGGGTTCGGCTTGTGCCAATTTTCTTCGACGTGTACTTCTTCTGGATCGTCCAGCATACAGATAAACGGCAAGAAGCCGTTGTCTTCAATTTCTCCGTCCAGAATCTTTTTTGCTTTCTCGATCAGATCATCCAGTACACCGTCGTTGACGTCTCCGTTTGTTGTGATATAGGTTCGCCGCGGGTGTGGTTTTTTACCCAGCGCTGTTGTAAACACTTTGATATTGTCGTAACTTTCATACGCGTGTACCTCGTCAAAATCTACCTTCCCGGATCGCAAGCCGTCTTTTGACTTTGCGTTGTTTGTCCGGTATTTTATTTTCGATCTTGTCTTTCTGCACTGTATTTCAGATTTTGTCCAGCGAAAAAACTTGATCAGCTTTTTTCTGTGTTTCTCCAGCACGTTGTAAATGTCGTCAAAGGACGTCCGCGCCTGTTCTTCTGCTGTGGCGCATATATCGACGTCGTACTGCTGCAAATTGCTGTACGGACTGATCATGGCGAAGTCTTCAAACGCCAGATAGCCGTTTTTTCCTGCTCCCCTCGCTACGAATATTAACAGATCCGGGAAACGCGGCAGCCCATCTTCACGGAACACGCAGCAATGCAGCGTGAATACAAATTGTTCCCACTCGAACAGTTCAAAATCGAAGTATTTTTGCAAACCCATGTACTTTTTCAGCTGTTCTGTATCTATGGTCAAATTTTCGTTTTCAAAGCACTTTTTAACGAATTTTATTAGTTTTTTTTGCCATTTGCAGCACTTTTTTACACCGTTTTTGCCCTCATTTTCGACCAGATCTATGTACTTTTGAAGTTCTGGGACGTCTCTATAATTCGTCGTCAAAATCTCCACCACCTATCGTGGCGTTTGCTTTCAGCCCCAGTTCAGAAAGTAGTTTCAGCATTTGCGCGTTTGTCTTATTAAACATGTCCACTGCTTCATTTTTCTTATAACCGGACTGACCGCCGCCGTTGTTGTATTCCACGATAGTTCCGCGCTTTTGTATGTCTGCGATCAATAATGTTTTCGTGACATACATAGCCATGTAATCGGCGATCATATCTTCAAAAAATTTGCCGTATGTGCCGTTTGCTTCCAGCTGATCCCGCAGGTCTTTTTCGATCTCTTTGTACGGTTTTGATCGCGTGATTTTTTTAACTTCCGGCTTTCTTTCATCTGCCATATATACCACCCCCCATTACATGTGCGCGCGAATCTGTTTTGTCTACCCCTTGCCCCGTTTCCCTTCCGGCAGCAAAAATCTGATTCTTTTTGACCGGGGGGGATCGTCACCAGCGTTCTTCGTTTGTGAAATGTTTCTTTTCACTGGTGATACGTTTGTCTGGGTGCTGTTCGTTGTGGCATGCTTCACACAATGGGATCAAGTTCTGATACACTACGCCGTTGTAGGTGTACGTCCTTGACATAGCAAGTCGCGGGTGTTTCCTTACCCACTGCACATGATGGACGCTGCGCGCTCTGGTGTGGATGCCTTTCTTTTTACAGAACTGGCATTCATAATTGTTTTCTTTTATAAGTTGAGTTTATAAGTTTGCGAATATTGTTCTCTCTTGCGGTTGCAAAAGTAAATATAAAAATTGAACTTGCAAACATTTTATAAAGAAAAACGGGATAAAATATCAAAAATGATATTTTATCCCGCAAAAATAGAATAAAAAGATATTATTTATTCTTTTTAAGTGATTTGTAAACGGGAATGAATACTAATGCTGCCGAAATGATAAGCATTACTAT